CATATCTATTGTCGGCTTTAATCCATAAATCGCACCGAAGATACCAACGATTAACCATTGATACCAACTAGGGAATCTTCCAAAGTAATCAAAGAATAAATCTAATTTAGTTTTGATATTAACATCATCACTAATGATGGCATAAGATAATACAATAATTGGAATACATACTATGATTAAAACAAATTCATCTTTCCATGATTTGTCTTGTTGGTCGTAAACATCTCTTTGATATTCAATTTCACCTTTAGCCATACGTTCATAGTATCTACGTTCAGCTTCTGATTCTAATAGTTCTGATTGCTTATGATTTTTATAAATCTCAGCACCAGTTTTAACTACTGTAGGTATTACACTCCACCACATATTAATAACAACTTCTCATTAAGTTAGACAGCTCTTCACATCTAGATGGTGTCTGTCTATACCATGCTGAATTTAACATCTCATCAGCAGCTTTACTATATTCATTATTCTTTAAAGCATCAAACATTTTTTTAAACTTAGATACTCCAGTCTTTCCTAATTGAAATACCATTTCAATAATTACTTCTTTCGCAACCAATGCAATGTTATATCCTTTTAATAACTCTTCAGCACCTTGCACAGCTTTATTAAAATCCTTTTCAAATAATGCTTCTAATATATCTTTGTCATAGATAACTCCTTCAACAAAGTCATCTTCTTCTGTAAGCAAATGACCATAGCCAATGGTAGCTTTACCTAATGAATCTAAATAAACTTTGGCTAAGAATCCTTCGTGTTTTTTTATTCTACTTTTTAAATCTTCGTACATATTTACCTTTCAGTTATTTAACTACTATTCTACCATCTTCATAAACATATACAATTCTAACATTCATATTCTTTTGTATTTTAGATGGAGTTCTATTTATACGATCATTATTCTTATGACCATATTTAGTATTTGATTTTCTATATGACACAGTCTTAACGTCATAGTTGCAATACTCTTTTGTCTTAATGTTGTAGGTACAAATATCTACTGGACCAACACCACCTAGTGCTGTGAATACAATAAGGTTTGGATCTCTAGCAAAGTATGCTTGAGCTAATGCTTCGGATACTAATCCTTTGTCTGCCTTTCGCAATGTACGCCTTTGTTGTTTTAGTTTTTGAATTGAAAGAAACCTATGATTGAACCTGCTATGCTACCAATGATTACTAGAAATGCTATGACACCTTTACCCATGCTCACATCAGTTCTTAAATCTTTAACTTCAGCTGTAAGATCATCTAATCTCTTAATGATTGTATCCATTCTTTCTTTGGAATACTTCTCATAAGAAGATAGTCTTATGGCTGTAGCAGATATAGTCTTATGTTTCTTTTTCATACACCACCTATAGTGGTTGTTGATAAAAAGTCAATTAAAGATTGTAATTATATGGATTGTTCTGGTGTTTCTATACAGTCAAAATGAAATGATGGTTTGACTTTCTCAAACTGATCTAATGGGAATAGTTTATTCTGTTCTGCTATAAACTCATAGCCAGCTATGGTGCATTCCCTAAAGGTATTAAACTTCTTACCTGTACTCATTACGTCTAGGCAGTTGCCATTAACCATTGAGCAAATGGTAAAGATTAATAAAAATTTCATTATGATTAGTTATACTAAAATGTGGATAAGTAAATATAGGTGGCATTGCTGCCACCCATACTGTAAAGACTACTCTTCGTCTTCTTCGTCTTCATCTAGATCAAAGTCTTCGTCTTCATCTAGATCATCCTCGTATGATACGTGAGCATCATCTGGATTAATTTTCAACTCAAGATCATCTAAGAGATCTTTAATCTCATAGATAATATCTTCAGCAGATTTTTTCTTTTTTGCCATAGCTAACTCCTATAGTTGGTTAGGCAGTGGCGAGATAGAGTTAATTGAATAATAAGTAAATAAAATTATTTTTTATAACTTATTGTTTTATAATTATTATTTATTTATTTTTATTGTAGAATTCCTCAACTGCTTTAGCATAGTCTTTCCAAAACTTTTTAGCATCTTCAAAAGCATCTGCATAAAACTTAGTCCAGTATTCTTTGATTGATTTGTAATCAAGCATTTAAAAACTCCAGTTCATGTTCATTATATGGTATCATGCCACAACATATAATGTTGCGTTGCACAAATTTCAATACTATTTTTTATTTAATTGGGTAATAAAACTGCCATGATATTCTGTAGATCCTAAATGAGTAATGGGAGTTTGTAGATCAGTCCAGATCTCAATGCCACACTCCTCAGCTAATCTACAGAAGTAATAGTCTTCAGATAAGTATCTTGTTACTCCATCCTTTTCTTTATAGCAGCCAACAGGAAAGAAATCATAAGCATTATCTGATCCTTCTATACCTGTTCTTAAATCTGGTTTGTATTTAAGATGAGGAAACTTATTCATTATGGTAGTAAACACTTCTATACGTATCATCATAAATCCTGTGGCACTTTCTTTTACCCTTGCAAAGCCATTGTTAAATTGTGTGTTAGGATAAAGATTAACATTGAACTGCAATAGATAATCACGCATTGTTTTCTCATCTATATCTGTATTCTTCTTGATACGATCTAATAATTGCTCCCAATAGAATCCTTTTACAGGATAGGTGCAGGTAACAACTTCTCTATCAAACTCTATTATTCTTTTTAGATTCTCAATATTAAAACCTATGTCAGCATCAATGAATAATAAATGCGTACCATTAAATTCTTTATTTTCTAGGAACTTGGTAACGAATTTATTTCTAGCACGAGAGATTAAAGATTCAGTGGGTAAGGTTTCTATTCTGATATTATGTCCAGAATCATTTAACCAACGTAATGTATTTAATATGGAATGTAATGTTAGATTACTTACATTGCCTCCATAACAGGGAATGGCAATAAGGATATTCATTTTTTATTATTAAAATATTCTATGCACTCAGCTATAGTTTGCTGCCTAATGTATTCGTCTCTTATTTCCTGAGAAGTTGGTTGTGGTAATGGTGAATCCCATCTATCAATAATAAACTCACCAGCAGATGTAAGATCATAACTAGCATCAGGTGCTAATGATTTCATTACTGTATTAATACCCCAAGAGAAACCATTTTCATTAGTGTATCTTTTTATAGTTGCTTCAACAGATAGTTTTCTTACAGTCATAAAATAAGTTCAGTTAAGGATTTATTATTACCAACTGTTCCTTTTATAAAAACATTAAAAGCTAAACTAATTCTAGTATTAGTTCCTTCTTTAGTTTCTACCATGTGAGTTAATGAAGATGGAAATAATATAATATCTCCAGTTTTAACTGAGAACCACCAAGATTCTGAGTTCCATAAATTCCATTCTTTTATTTCAGGTTTTATTGTTTTATAACTTTGATTAAAAAATTTAATCTTATCAAATTTATCATCACAGTTTATATAAAATACTCCTGATACTAATGAATTAGGATGCTGATGTTTGTGATGATATTGATTTGTTTCAGTATAGTTTAACCAAGATTGAGTAATGTAAGGTGTGATTGCATCTGTTGGAGATATAACTTTTTCAAAGTAATCTTTAACTATTAAATCTAAATCTATTTTTAGATCCTTAAATAATTTATTATTTAAAATATAATTATCATTAGATGTTGTGTTACCTTCATTTTTATAAACATCTAATTTAGTCTTATCAATAAATGATAATTCTTTAGTTGTAAGTTCTCTATTTAATTTAGAGATATAAATAGGTGTAGGGAATATCCCATTAATATTAGCTTCAATCATTGTTTGACTGAATTATATATTATTTTCTATTAAATCCCAAGATTTATTTTGTTCGTTCCAATTATATTTATTGTTATCTTGTGGATAAGGTATTGGAGATTGCCATTGGCAAGTATCTTCATTTAATATCCAAGAGTTAAAAGGTTTAGGTGGGATAAAAGCATCTCTATCTTCATCATAAGTATATCCTACTCCTGCATGATTTTTTCTTAAAGGTATTCCACCAGAAGAATGAACCCCTGCATGAGTATTATAAGATGTTTGTTTCCAAATAGCCCAGCCAGTAAGTTTAGTTAAAAAGTCAATACCAATAGATTCTTGTTCAACTCCATTAGCATCATGTAATACTTCATTAACTACAGATTGAACTTCAATCACTTTTCCATTTAATCCTATTTTTGCGAATGATGCCATTATGCTGTGTAACTCCCTGAACCATTAAATACTAAAATTTTATTTCCACCTGATTCTGAAACAGTTGGTGAACCTGTTGTTGTACCAGAATAATTTGCTATTAACATACTTAATATAACAACTCCTTTTCCACCTGCTCCACCAGTGCCGCCTGGAGAACTTTGATATGGAGCTCCACCACCACCTCCACCAGTATTAGCTGTTCCAGCGGTTCCATTATTATTTGTTCCTGCTGCACCAGCATTTCCACCACCACCAGTACCTCCAGTACCAGCAGTTCCTCCATCGTAAACACCTCCACCACCACCACCTGCTCTTGTAACTGAAGAACCAGTAATTGAAGAAGCTGTTCCATTTCCTCCTGCACCACCTACTGTTGTAGTACCATTTCCTCCAACAGCACCAGCACCACCTCCACCACCTCCTCCATAATTTGGTCCACCTGCACCACTACCACCATTATTACCTTGACTTGGAGATGTACTTGGAGTGTTTCCTGTTCCACCTATCCCAGCTCCAGGTGTACCATCATTATAACTAGCACCTCCACCAGAACCTCCTGAACCTCCGTTATTAGGAGCACCTCCATTACCACCACCACCACCATAACCACCTCCAGCAGAAGTTATTGTTGTTAATCCTGAACCTGAAATAGAAGAATTTGAACCTGAAGTACCTGCATTAGGATTTAAATTTCCAGCACCTCCATCTCCAACTGTTACTGTAATTACTGTACCTGGTGAAACTGATTGAGTTGATGTTCTATATCCTCCTGCTCCTCCTCCACCATCGTATGCACCTCCGCCTCCTCCAGCTACTACTAAAAAATCTATTGAATAAGGTATTGGTGATAAAGCATCTGTTCCTTCGTTAATTCCTGAATTTGCTAACCAACCTTGTGTTGAATCTATATAAACTAATCTTGCACCTTCTCTTTCACCAGTTAATTGTAAGCTAGATGTTGCACCTTCTATTTTATTTCCATTAGGAGAAATAGTTAAAGCATTTGTATCAAAAGTTCCTGCGTAATCTAAAATTATAACTTCATCTCCAGCACTTGGTGATGCAGGTAATGTTACTGTAAATGCAGCTGATGTTGTATTGCAAGGATAACCTCTACCAGCAACTGCAGTAAAACCAGATGTTTGAACTGATTGCCAAGATATTCCAGCTGTAGCAAAACTTAATACACCAGATCCATTTGTAACAAGAGCTTGTCCAGCAGAACCATCAGCAGTTGGATAAGATAATCCATCTAATTTAACAACACCTGTTCCATTAGGAGTTATTTCTATATTGCCATTAGTACCATCAAATATTTTAACAGTTCCAGAATTAGTTCCAGAGTTTGTGCTAATAGTTATATCACCAGTACCATCTGTTGTAAGAATAGCATCAGTATTAGTATCACCAATTTTAACTGTATCTGCAGATAATACTACATCTCCAGTACCATTAGGTTGTAATGTAATATTACCATTTGATGTTGATGTAATTGAATAAGTATTAACATCTAAATTACCACCTAATTGAGGTGTTGTATCTTGTACTAAATCTGAAATACCACCTGATGTAACTGCTATCCAAGCAGAACCTGTATAGTATTTTAAATTACCAGAAGTTGTATTGTAATATAAATCTCCAGCATTAAGTGCATCACCATCATTGTCTAATGTTGGATCATTTGCTTTAGCACCTAAATAAACATCATCAAAGTTATCAGCTGCAGCTAGTGCCGCATCTCTTGCACTGTTTGCAGCATTGGCAGCATTAGAAGCAGTGTTAGCAAAGTTAGATGAATTATTAGCAAAGTTTGATGAGTTGCTAGAATGATTGCTAGAGTTGTTAGCAAAGTTTGATGAATTTGCAGAATGATTTGAACTATTACTTGCATGATTAGAACTGTTGCTAGCATGATTGCTTGAATCATTAGCAGAGTTAGAACTGTTATTTGCAAAGTTAGATGAATTGGCAGCATGATTAGCTGAAGTGTTTGCACTATTAGAACTGTTATTAGCAAAGTTGCTAGAATTTGATGCGTGGTTAGCTGAATCATTAGCACTATTAGAACTATTGTTAGCAAAGTTACTTGAGTTAGCAGAATGATTTGCAGCTGAGTTGGCACTGTTACTAGAATTGTTTGCAAAGTTAGAAGCATTGCTAGCAGAATTAGCTGCAGCATTTGCATTAGCTTGTACTGAACTTAAATATGTAGCTGCATTAGTTGCAGAGTTAGAAGCATTAGATGCGTGATTACTTGCATTAGATGCGTGATTGGCTGCAGTATTAGCTGAGTTAGATGAGTTGTTAGCAAAATTAGAACTGTTAGAAGCATGGTTCGCAGCTGCATTAGCTGAGTTTGTAGCAGATTGTGCATCAACAATTAAATCCCATTTAGCTACATCAGCATTAGAACTAATTGGAGTTGTACCTGTAGATGTGTGAGTTGTGTTACAAAGATATACGTTATTGTTAGATGAATCTTTTACAATATCTCTGGCATTGTATGTAATACCAGCACTCCATGAACCTCTGTTAGTTCCAAGTTCTTGTGTAACTGATAATTCACCATTAGTATCAAATGCTAGAATCTTATTAGCACGATCTGATGCACCTACAATAAACTC